CTCCTCTTGCGAGGTTAATTTCTAGATCGTCCATTTACATCATTGGTTGGGGCTGTTGAGGGACTTGCGTCTGATTCATTGCAGCCTGTTGACGGATTAATTCTCGGTCTGTATTCATTGCGGCATTTATCTCCGCACTTTGAATTTGTACACCATATTTCAATTCTAGCTCATATCTACGCAAAATACCATCTTGTTCAATACGATCTCGCTCACGATCATCAGACATAATCATTTTTTCACGATCTAATTGCAGTTCTGCGGCTTTCTTTTGAATATCTGCTTGAATAGATTGTGCCTGTACTTGAGCCAACATCTCCTCTGGAGTAAGCTTTGGCTCTGGTGGTGGTGGCAATTGGAAGTCAACAGGTAATTGGTTAAAGTAATTCTGTGAATCCTTAATACCCGCCAACTGAAGCATTTTAGTTAATGTGTTTGTATACTGTGGTAAAGAAACAACAGGGTTATTAACACCAGTTTCTTTAATCAGCATTTCCTGACGCAGTGCAACTTGATTCAATATATTAATTCTGTCTTCAAGAGTGCCATCACCTACGCCAACATTAACAATGACATCCATCTTGGCATCCCAAGAACGGGGGTCAATAGGTACGAATGTATTACGCAAACGAATCATTCGGGCTTTATCTTGGTTCTCAATAACGAGTTTCAAAATACCAGTAAATAGTTTACGCAAACCAGTTTCAGCAAAGATACGTGCAATCATCTCAATATGCTGATGGGCGGCATTAACAGTAGCAGATACTGCGGCTTTGGTAGTGCTTTGTAGAGCGTCTGCATCTAGCCCTGCTGCGGCCTTGGAAATGCCTGTACGGGTCTGTTTAATGTCATCCAAGTAGTCAAGCATTGGGAATGCGGCTTGACCAACAAATGGAGTTGTAAAGGGTTGCACCATGCCTGGCGCTCTCATGCGAATAACAGCACCAACTTCTGTATTAAGGACGTCTTCCATGTTGGCTTGTCCTTCAACGATGGCTGTGCGTGGATGGATGGATTGAGCCAAAGAATCTAGTATGCCACGTTGGACATTGGACTTGATACGCTGAATATCCATCACTACGTCAGCAGGACACATACCAAAAAAGGTATGGGGTTCTGGGTCAGGGCAGAAGGCGGCAAACTGTCTGTCATCAACAATTTCGTTTCGCAGAACTTTATTGCCAGTACCTACTGTGCAAATTCTACGCATCTCAGCAATGCCATCGCCATCAAAGTCTACCTTTAAGTAGCCTTCAATGTAGAGAACACTCTTGCTTGATGGATCACCATTGTTTGCAGTACTGATAACGGCAAATGGGTTACGGGCTATGTACTCTTCGTTGTTGTCAAAGTCATTCCCATTACCTGCAACTTCAACCATTTCATCATAGTCATAACCCATTGCGACTAGATCGGAAACAGTCTTCATTGTGCGGTGGCCAACAAAGGTAGCCTCTTCTACCGACTTTGCTCTGCGGTCAATCAGGAACTCTTCTGGGGGTAGAGCCTCAATCTTTACCTTGCCTGATTTGATTCTGCGCTTGATCTCCACATCGTACATCATGGGTGGTGGAGTCATAATGCCTTGGGCATCGTTCATTGGCTGAGTGCCAGGTACTGGATACTCACGCACCGCAGAAATCTCAATGTCTGGGTCTTGAGTTAAGAACATCATTGTCTGCTCATCAAGCATAGAGAATGATTCTGCTTTAACTTCTACAGACTCATCCCACCAGTACTTGACGATACCAACTTTGCGTACCAAAGCATCTTTAAATGCCGAGTGGAGAATCTTAAAGCCTTGGTTATCACGCTTAAAAATAAAGTCTACATAGTCTGTAGCTTGTTCAGCAGACTGAACATCTTCTGGTCCTTGGGGGGCGAACTCAACCACACGCTCTGGACCAAAGAAAATACGCATCAGGCTTGGCAATATGCCTTGCACAGTATCACGTACATCCATTGATACTACTTGTGAACGGCCTTCTTCTTCATCACCAAAGGGTTGGCCATAATAGTATTCAGTAGCCAATGCACGATTGCCACCAATGTCATCATCTATAAAAGAAATGGCATCATAAATTTCAGCAGAGATAACGCCTTGAAGTTGCTCTTCTGACATTACCTCATCTTCTTGCATCTCACCCTGCAAGGTTTCGGCCATCAACATTGGGTTTTCTTGTTTCATTTTTATTCCTTATCGTGAGCCGATATAAGGGAGGATTCCAGATCCAGTATTCTGCAATAGAGAAGGAATGCCACCAACATAGTTACTACCCATACCGCCACCACCATAACTAAATTGTTGGGGAGTCATCATTTGCTCATCTTTTTGACCTTGAGGGCTGAATGCATACTTATATGCACCAGACAACATATCACCCGCAGTTGCATTGGGATTTGTCATGGTGTTGTAGGCTTGCATTGTTGGGGCAATAGCTTGATTGCCTAGTCCACCAATAGTGCCACCTAAGCTTTCCATAGCCGATGGAGGAGCCATACCGCCAGAGGCAACTGCCTCATCCATTGGCGCTTGACCACCTTTAAAGGATTCCATTAAAGCAGCAAAGAACTCATTCATTATTCTTCTCCTTCATCTTCCATGTCGTATTCTGTCTTGGCCATCATCAACATATTCTGCTGATTCTTGGTCATCTTCTTGGTGATAGGGCCACCAGATAGCCATGCTGAACAGGTACGCTCACCTGCACACTTGAAGTCAAACAGTTCACAATAACCAAGATTAGCCGCACTCTGTACATCTTTGGCATAGCCATCAGTCTCTTCATCAATACCTTTTAGGATGCAGTCAAGCATCTCAGGGGTTTGGATAAAGGCAGCGCAGTTACCACAACGCATCTCTTGGACTTCATCAATAGATACTGACCACATATCAGCAAGGTTCTGCCAGTACTCTTCGTTATCTTCTTCTGGGTTGGCAGGACCATAGTCAACATTCTTGATCGCCCAATTACGATTCTTTAAGTTGAACTTAATGTCATAGGTAGCGGTTGGGCAGTTCATAGTTACCATTTAACCTTGTTTGCCCAGAACGCTGCACTCATCTTGCCTTTGGCAATATTCTGAGCATGACGGGCTTTAAATGCTTCGTTTCTTTTAGATCCTTCGGGACTACCAGAAACACCTTGTTGGCCAAAGCGAATTAACTTTACTTCGTCACCAGACTTAGCCAATACAGCATGGCTTTTCTTTGGGTGGTTAGGAGTTTTCTTTGGCTTGTTGTAGCCAGAGAACTCTTCTGAACCACGCTTAATCATTTCTTTTTAGCAGTCTTAGCCGCTTGCTTAAACGCTTTATCAGTAGGCGCACCTTTAGTGCCAGGCTTTCGCATCTTTTCTTTAGAGCCAGCCTTAATTCGTTCTTGTTTGGCATTGATATTGGCATAAAGTCCAACTTTCATTTCTTGCTCCGATTAGTTGCAGTTCTACCGCCACGCTTGGGCATAGCACGAGCCTCGCTCATTGCGATAGCGACAGCTTGGTCACGGGATTTAACCTTGTCACCAGAAGAAGACTTGAGCTTGCCACGCTTGTACTCGCCCATTACCTTGCCAATCTTTTTGGCTGCTTCATCCATTTTCATAGGAATCTCCAATATAGGTTGCGTAATACTACCATATTGTGCTAATAAAAAAAAGAGCTACTTTTTTAGGGTAGCTCTAAAATGGCAACGGCAATCAGACCAAGCCTCGGATCAACCTTTTAATCGGTTTACCCCAAGATAGATTAGATCCCCATGAGATGGTGGCGGCATCTGAGGCAAATGTCAAGACAAAAGCATCAGCCATGTCGGGAGATTTCAATCCCCGTCTACGAATATCATCTTTGGATTCAATCTTTATCTTGCCGTTAGATGTAAAGGTGTACCTTACAGTGGCCAGTTCAGCAATGAAATCCTCATTATTAGGTATCTTGCAGTCACGCTTTTCTAGCCAAGCCTTGGTTTTATGCCAGAGTTCTGCTCTCAGGTTCAGATACGTCCCACCCATTGCAGGGCTTTCGGACACGTTAATCCCACGACAAGGCAACTTTAGTTCTCTGAGTCTGTCAACAACACCAGCTCCTAGTCCGATAGAGTCAACCAGAATCTCTGCGGGTCTGCTCTTGTGGTCACAGGCTTCGTATTGGGCGACTACTGCACCTGTTAGTTGCATCAGATCCAAGTTCCTCCACCTCTCAAGAGTGTGTACAACATTAGACTGACGTTTACATAGAACTGAAGAATCGGAGCCAAAACGAGCCACATCGAGTCCCCAAATGATCGGAGCGTCTTCATAAGCTCTTGTATCCCTGTGTTTAGCAGACTCAAGCAACTCCATAGGAATAATCGTGTCATCATCGCTCCTTGGAAACTCACCCAGAACCCTGATCCTGTAGGCGTTACTTTCCTCGCCATAGCGGGATTTCATGTCTTCTACGTACTCTTTACTCACCCTAGTAGAGTCTATACAGGATACTCTCTTAGTCCACCACTCATCTTTGAGTCGATTATGCGTGTCAAAGAAGAAGCCTGAACTACGTACTGGATTCCCTAGCAGGATGGTTAGGGCGTTATGGCCAGACATAGAACCTGCAGCAGCCTCGAAAACTGCCTCTGGGACACCAGAAGCCTCATCCGCTACTAGCATGACGTTCTCAGAGTGGACACCTTGAAGGGCTTCGGGTTGTTCAGCTCTACTTGTCCTAGCAGAGATAAATGCCTCAGTAGCGGAAGCCTTGAGTTCTATCCTCTCTTGTTTGACATCAAGTAAGTCTTGGATAGGTTTTGGCAGTTCTTTGACCCACCTCTTTAGCTCGGCAAACAAAGCGTCATACAGTTGGGCAGAAGTAGGGGCAGTAACCACGACTTTGACGGGATACCTAGTCAACAAGAACCAAAGCATTGCCCAACTCGCTGTTGTGGACTTACCCACCCCGTGGCCAGAACGAATACTAATCTTGCGTTCACCAGAGGCTACAGCGTTAAGAAAGTCTTGTTGCCAATCATCAGGCTCTACTCCCAAGACCTCTTTAACGAACAGAACAGGGTCATTCCTGTACAGGGTAATGAACTGTATGAAGGGGTTATTAGCCATTGTTTTCCAAGGTTACTACTTCAGCCTTACCCATGTGCTTTAAAGCTTGTAGGTGTAGATCGCCCAAAGAGATATTGACTTGGGTTTTTGCAGTGTCTCCATAGTTCTCAGGGTCTAGTTTAGATGCCATCCACTTACGGGTATCTACTTGGAGTCTGGCTTTGTTAACTCCACTGTTACTTGTCTCATCTGCCTCATCTGCAATCTCAAGAGCCTCTTCTGCTAGTTTCTCAGCCTTTAGCTTCCTAGCAGCAAGTACCGCATCTCTACGCTCATCAGTATGGTTTATCCAGAAAGAAAGCATGGGCCTAGAACACTCTATGAACTCTGCCAAGCGTCCTATTGTCATTCCCTGAGAGATATGTGCGGTAACGAACTCTATCCCTCCAAGCTCTTCTATCTTCTTCTCCAACGCTCTCCTCATAGGAAATCCTGCCATATCTTCTCCTTGATTTAATGGATACAAATTCTAAACTATAAAAAAATTTTTTGGAGGGTTATATGTGTACGCAAACAACGTAGGGGGGTCTATAGCTCAAATGCTATACCGATATGTGTTTATGTCCCCTGTCACAGCGCCCCCTACTTTTACTCAAGGGGGGGTAAACCCTTACTGGTAAACCCTACCCTTACGTACTAACCCTTAAGGGTAAACCCCTAGGTAGAAACCCTATGAGGGTAAACCCTACTGTATGTCGGTCCAGTACTGTATGCCTATCCAGCTCCTGGGGTAAACCCTTATAGGGTAAACCCTTGGTCCTGAGGTTATGCGGTTTTTGCATAGTTTGTCTCATGGGCGCATAGAGCTGCAATGCATCGATGTCTAAAAGGTTCTTAATTAGGTTTCATGGATTAGGCTAACAGTAACCCAGCCCTTACCCGTTCCCCTTATGTATCCTTCTATATCCCCTTATCTATCCCTCATTACAATTGGATCCCTTGTTATGGGTTTCCCCTTGTTTTCTTTTCTTAATTGTAGCTACAGAATCAAACCATATCAGGGTTTACCCTTAAGGGTTTAAAGTATCTAAACCTAGGGTTTGTACCTAGTGTTTTGTTGTTTTGTTTTGCTACTATAAATGCACCGACCTAGCGGTTCTAGGGCTTTTTAAATAGGTGTTCACAATGACCAAATCAGAATCTAAAGAGATCGCTAGATCAGTTCAATATAGCGAGGCTGGCTTAGGTAAAGACTATCTAGCTAGGGCTTTATCGGCCCTTATCCGCTCCGCTAGGACTACAAAATCACAGAATGAGATCCTAGCAATAGCTACAGCTCACAATGTGACTACAAACCCCGAATTTATCGTTTAAGGGGATAACATGAGAATTCAAATCGAGATCCGCTCACAGTACGGGAATACAGTCGCATACCCTATCTGTGATGCTGCAAAGCTATTCGCTAGGATATCAGGCACGAAAACGCTACCCGCTCAATCCCTTAAGGATATTAAAGCCCTAGGGTTTCACATTGTCGCTATCAATTCTCAAAACACTTTGGAGCAGATATTATGAAAACAGTGATTTTTGAAGCTATTTTTGCAATAGTTCTTTTTTGTGCTGCGCTTGCTTTAATGCTTGCGTATTTTGACGTTCTAGTTAAATAAGGGGCAAAGCATGAAATTACAATTTAATCAATTTGGCTGGATAGTGGCTTATGACGAAAAGCAAGGTTTTTTTACCCGTTTTGATAGCAAAGCAAGGGCTAAAGCCTGGGTTCGAGAAAACCCCGAATTCCGTTATATATCCTCAGAATGCATTGTGGAAAGGGGATAAGCATGGCCTACACTTTAAAGCGCTCAATAAACGGGTTCTCATATGAGGATATCAAGCGAATCTATGATCAAAACCCTAATTTAACCCTTAAGGAATTGTCAAATTTGACGGGTTTTGCAATCCCTTTTCTTAAAAAAATATTGCTTGAGGATCAAAATGCTTAAAAAAATGCGCTCAAAATTCCGTTCTAGGTGTTCACAGTCCCATGCTGTGATAAATGTCGGGGATTGGATCCTATTCGATACAGCTACAAAACGGGCTGTATTGGAACCCGATTCCGACTCTATAACCTTTTTTGGTGAAAACGGCCCGAATACGTTCTATAGGAACAAAAACGGGCGCTGTATCGATGCACCATGCTGCGGGTGCTGCACAATCTAAATTCTCTTTTCTTTTTTAATAGGTGTTCATATGAAAATTATCCCAATTATCCCAATGACAAAAACCCAGGCTGCAATAGCTTGCGGATCTTTAACGTCAACGTCAAAAATGCCATGTAAAAGCTACAGCCTCCCGACTGAAGCTTGCGATACTGGGTTCAAAATGTCCAAAATCAAGGGTTCAATATGCTCAAAATGTTATGCAAATAACGGGTTTTATCGAATGTATGAAAACAACATTAAACCCGCTCAATTTTCCCGCTTAGATAGCATTACGGGAGAATTTTGGGTGTCGGGTATGGTTTCCCATATTGGAAAAGATCCCTTTTTCCGCTGGCACGATAGCGGGGACCTACAAAACCTAGAACACTTTGAGAAAATTGTTGCTGTATGCATGGAAACCCTTTTAACCATGCACTGGCTGCCAACTAGGGAATACAGCATCATTAAAGCTTTTATTGCAAAGCATGGAAAAAACAGCATCCCCAAAAATTTAATTGTGCGATTGTCGGCAATGTATCCCGATAAACCCGTTCAAATTCCTGCAAGCTTGCAAAACGTGTCGGGTATTACAGCATCTAATGTGCATACGAAAACCCCTATCGGTTCACCATGCAAAGCCCCGAAGCAAAACGGAGCTTGTCTCGATTGTCGGGAATGCTGGTCCGACAGCGTTATCTCTTACGAACTACATTAAAAGGCCCAAAATGACTACTAGAAAAGTAAAAACACCTAAAGTTCACCCTAAAATTTTGAATGATTTTATGGTTTACCAGGGGATCAACGACATAAATTCCGTTTTTGGGGCTTTAACTGTACTTGAAGCTTATATACAAAGCGATAAATTCCAAAAATATGCTGCAAGTATGGCAATCGATAGCATTCGGGCCACTTTATGCGCTGGAACCGAAGTAATCGAGGAATGGCTGGAAATCGAGGAACCTAAGGAATGAAAACGGGCGCTGTGGGTGTTATAACCAGCGAAAATGAAACCCTAATGGAAATCGATTGTGTCATTGCTGGTATGATTTTTTGCCATGCTTTGCACAATTCCAAAATGCAAAAATGCTGCTATATCGAGGAATTTTGGGTTTTGATTGATAGCATCTAAAAAGCATTTTCCAAAATTCCCGCTGCAATATGCGGGTTTTTTTGAAAGTGTTTTTGAAGTGAGCGCTCACATCATGCAAATTGGCTTAAAGCGCCTAGAATCGCTTTTCATGGTGCAAAGCATAGTAGATATACCCTAGGCAAAAAAAGCGCTTAGAACGGGTTTTGTGGCATTCTAGGGGCATTTTTAGATTGTGTCTCATGCGCTGTTTTTAAGGTTTTGCGAAGTGAGCGCACACTTACACTATTTTGCGAAGTGAGTACTCACAAACATTTTTTGCGAAGTGAGTGCTTACAAACGTAGGGTTTACCCCTAGAAAAGCGTGTTTTCAAGAAAAGTGGCATTTACTTTTTAGAAAGTCGAGTTAACCAATTTTTGAAAGTTCAAAGTTTTTGAAACTTTTGGAATTAAAAAGGACTTTCATTTTCAGATTGATTTTCTAGCAATCTCTTAATCGTATTATTAAGTGCGTCAATCTCATCCATTTTCTTAATATGCCACATTCTCTTTTGACCATGCCAACCTAATACTGAATTAGTATGGCAGTCTTGACATAATGCTATGCAGGTATATTGAAGACCTTGTTTGTAATGGTGGGCTTCTGATGGTCCTGATTTATCGCATACTGAACATGGAAGCATCTTCACCCTAGCTAGGTGGAATCTTTCCTTGTTGTTCAGCTTATTGTTCATTGGGTTGCCCTGATTTCCATCCTCGCTGAGTACTGGTTGGTTCTCCAGACTTCGATCCTAGCTTGGGCAGCGGTCATCAGCCACCGATACTTCTCTTCTTTTTCCACGGCAGCTCTTATGCCCTCTAGCACTTCTATGTAGTCAGAATGGGCATAAGCATAAGTTTCTTGTTTACCCAGAACTTCAGTCCCTGCTTGGCTCATCAGGTGAGCCTTCTTGGACTTGCGGAACTCCTCCAAGTACAGGCGCTCTGACTTCGCTTGGGCGTACAAGGGTGCGGTGTCGATCAAATACTGAATTGCTTTGTCGGGGCTTGTCTGGCTCTCCATGAATTAATCTCCAATGCTTCTCAGCTAAACGTCTTATTCCTTCGGACAAGGAACCATTCCCTGCCAAGGTCAATGCTTGCTCATGGATAGGAGCTACCCTTGCTCGGATAGTCCTACCTTGTTCGCTGATCTTCTTGCGACCAGCGCCCTTTCTTGAGCCGCCACGTTGTTTCATGGCTTGAATTATATGCTACAGAATCAATTCTTAATAGCTTTTAGCACAAACCTAATATCATCGTCCTCTTCTTGGAAGACAGTTTTAAAGTCTGCTTTGTAGATATTCCTGAAGTCGGACATGGGTGTTCTGCCAACCTGACGTTTGTACTCATCTTGGGATAAGAACACCAATTGCTCAAGCTGCATGATTCTTGTATGGCTTGGATCGCCATATGCCCAAACTGAACTTCTTGATGGACAAGTCGCAAGAAAGTGACCATTTGGCTTAAGAAGTCGCCAGAATTCTGAGAACTGTGCAAAGAATAGTTTGTAGTCCCCTTGCTGCCCAAGATGTTCTAGCACTTGGTAGGCATGGATTTCATCAAACTCGTTGTCGGGAAATGGCAATGGCAGAACCATCAAGTCCCACACAACAGTAGGATTGTGGTCAGCGTTGTAGTCCAAGGTGGTTAGGTTATCAAAGGTTGGCGTTCCATCTACTGCCATTTTCTTGATGTGATTAGATCCGCAACCGATTAAAAGTTCTTTTTTCATGTTCTAGCAGGGCAAGTTCTGCCTTGGTTACAGTTTCCATGACATGGAGGGCAATCCTTCATGCCTCTTACAAAAGTGGCAAAACTATGCGATGTATCACCAAAGGCTTTAAGTTTCTCAAACTCTAAAGCCACTTCCTCAAGAGTGTCATTCCTGATTTTTTCTATTACTTCGTTGGCTTGACGCTTTCGCCATCTAAAGGCTTTTAAAAGTTGAGTCATACATCCTCTGTTTTGTAGTTCAGTTTGTGGCTTTGGAACCGCATAGCAGCTTCCATGTCCATCTCTTTAAACTGTTCATCAGAGAAAAGGCCAATGACGTTGCGTCCTTCAAACCATACTTCTTTGATTGATTCGTTGTATGTTGTCTCGCCATCAAACTCATACTCGTAAACAACTGTCACTACTTCGCTACCTGCGCCTGTAGTTGTGTCAAATTCCCAAGTGCTTTCCATGATTAACTCCTGTTTAAAAGCTTTATTTTCTATATTTTTACGTTGTTGAACATAGGGATTTACCCTAATCTAAGCATTCTTTTACGCATATATCAACTCCTGGCAGACTTGAATAGACCTTCGTAATGTGATGATTGATGATTTGGCAATCGTCTTTGTAGACAACTTGATTCATTGCATCTTCTACACTTTTCAAAATGTTGCTTGAATCAGGCTTTTTAGTTGGCTTCTCCGATCCATTGGCAATGTCTTCTAGGCGCTTTTTAGTGCAAGATTTTGGGATAGGAACTCTGATGTACAGATACAGGCTAACAGGAGTTTCCAATGGTTCGGAAGCACCCATTGCCTCAATTGCAGCTTCTTTGATTAAAGCTTCATAGGTTCTTGTTTTCTCAGGGGTGTAGGTACTGACAAAATTGCCCCTTTTGACATACCTTGCCCTTTGCTTACCAACAGGGTCAGCGTCTACTTTAAAAGTTACCATGAATGTCATTTTAGGAGTCCCCATGCAGTTGCGGCACAGAGAGGGACTTGTCCATTGCCAATGGCTTTAAGTCTGTCCACCCTAGCGTCCACCCCATTAGCCACTCTACCCAAGTCGGGTTCAACTGACCACCAGGTTCTGTCGGCTCCATAAATGTTTTGTTCTTCGTTGCTCCCCTTTCGGCAGCGTAATCCAATCTGTCTCTCAGTTGTCCTGCCTGACCCGATCCCTTGTAGTCTGTTGAGCATGGAGTCGGAAACATCTCCTTTGGTGGCGGGTAGACTACCTGCTCCCTCAGAGTGGAGTGGGTTGTCCTGCCCTTCCTGTTGTTCTGATACTGTCTCTCCAAGGCTTCTGGATTTCTTGCGGGCAGTCCATCCATTACTGTTGGAGTGAGCCACAATCCAGATTCTGTCCCTTTGGTGGTTTGCACCAACGTCTTTTGCTCCCACAATTCCCCATTTCGCATCAAACCCCATTGAGGATAAGTCTCCGAGAACGGCTCCAAGTCCCCTAGAAACGAGCATTGGTGAGTTCTCCACATAGACGTACTCTGGTCCCACTTCGCAAATGATCCTCGCCATTTGTTTCCACATTCCTGATCGCTCTCCATCAAGTCCATCTCCTTTTCCTGCAATGGAAATGTCTTGACAAGGAAATCCCCCCGAAATGACTTGAGCAACTCCTCTCCAAGGTCTGCCGTCAAAGGTTTGAACGTCATCCCAAATCGGGAAAGTCGGGAGAAGGCCGTCATTTTGTCTGGCGGCAAGTACGCAAGCTGCGTATGGCTCCCATTCAACGGCACAGACTGTTCTCCATCCAAGAAGTTGTCCCCCAAGTATTCCTCCACCAGCGCCTGCGAATAAAGCCAACTCATTCAATTTGTCCTTCTTTCATTCTTGACATATAGGTCCTGACTCGATCTCTTGCGCCTGATCCATAGACCTTTTCGCAACGCTCAAGCCTGGCACGAACAAAATCGTTATCTCTGTTTGATTGCCAAGTTCGGTATATTTCCCTTGCCTCGGCTTTCTCCAGAACAACTCTGTCTCCTTCATTGGATATGTTTTTTCTGCTGTATACCATTGGTATATACCCTACTCATCCAAGTCGCCAGTTAGGATTAACGCTTCACAAATGAGGCGTAAAGGGATTGGAACACCTTCCTTAACCCTGTCTAGCAATCTCATGGCTTCAAAATAGTTCATTCTTCTTCCTCATCAATACCAGTCCAAATCTTGTTTTGTAACTCAATCAACTCAGGCAATTGTTGTTGAAGAATCTTGCTTTGCTCTGGGTTTAAAATTATTTGTATCCCATAATTTTGGAAAACCAAAAAACCATCTTTTGCTACAAAAAATTCAATAGGTTGTGATTTAAGGAATTTCATACATTACCTTTCACTTGTTTAGCAAATTGACGAACAAAATCAGGCATAGGTGCTGCATTCTTTGCATCAGCCATAATCTTTAACAATTGAGGATCAGGCTCATTTGATGGTGGAACTGTGATCCTGCCAATGTCGGCAGGGTTGGCTTTTGTCGCAACCCAATCTGCTTTAAATGCTTGCCAACCACGAACAACACATTCCTCCAATGCTTTCTCTAAAGTCCAACCTGCTTTGTTTGCCTCACTTGTGATGGCATCAATGGCTCTTTGGGTTATCGGTGCTTTTTTGGCTTTCCTCAAAGATTTAAATTCCTGCCAAACAGAATCAGAAACACCGATAGGTGTTGCAACGCTAGTTGCCTTCTTTTCTCTCTTTGTCTCTGTCTCTCCCTCTGTCTCTGGGATAGCAACTTGCTTGCACTCTGCTATCACTCCGCTAACAACATTAAAAAAGTCGTTATCAATCAATGGCTTAACTCCATCTTGATATTCTTTTGGCGTGATGTGTAGACGAAAGACTAGCTCATCTAGTGAGCCATCAAAAACACCATCTTTTGACTCGCTTGCAAGCAACCAAAGCATTGGTGCTATCGCTTTGCTTGCAATAGGCAAGCGCATATAAGCCCTGTCGTTTAACAGATCACGATGAAGTTTTATCCAAGGAGGGCATCTGTCTTTGTAATGTTGAAAGACGGCCCAGTTTTTTGGCTGTAAAAGCATAATTTTTTCCACTTTAAAAGCCACTTAAAAAGAAAGAAACCTCGGCAGGGGAAAAAGTGGGAACCCTTTTCAATGCGCTCATGACTTCGCATCTAGCCGTGTTTCAAAACATTGTATCAAATAAATTGATT